GATGTCGCCCACCACCGGCTTGACGTTAAGCGCTGAAACGCCCGGCCAGAACGTGATCGCTTTCCCGCCAACAGGATAATTCTCCTCTACGTAATGATAACGTGTAGAGAGGTTGAACCCGGCCCGTAACTCTGTTGTCTGGGTCACGTCCCAGAGTGTTCGATAAATCGCCTCGCGCAGACAGTTGTTGACTCGGATGTCGTCCCAGGACACGCCCTGGGGGACCCGATTACCATCACTCGTGCCACCTTCCAGCGCCCCGGTCAAAACATCATAAGCCCGCGAGTATAGATGAGAAAAGAACGCAAAATCCTCGTACTTGACGGGCATCATATTGACGATCCGCCAAGCTTCCTCATCGCTGAGGATCGGGAAGAACGTAGGCAGATTCACAGCGGTCATGAATACGACTCCGGGTCATAATCTCCATCCTGGCTGGCGTCGTTGACTGCGTAATTGACAGGGACGTTGACTGTGAAATAAGGCATCCCCTCTTCGAGAAGATCAACGAAGTGGGTCACAATGACCGATCCCCCTGCTGTGGCTAATATGAACACCAGAAACATCGGCAAGGGCATTTCTGTTCCTGCGGCACTCAGGAAAGACAGGGGGATCGAAACCCAGAATGACAGACAGGTCGGACAGGTCCAGACTTCCAGGCGAGTCTGCCGGATATACCACAGCTTCGCCGCAGGATCATCTTCAGCCTGGACAATATCATACAATCCAAAAATACGCCGAAAGTAATCAAAGAGAGTTACCGGTTGGCGATGCTGGTAAAAAGTGAAATCGTCGTCATCTGTCCCTGGTCGGACATGGACAACTGTCTGATTCATCTGAGGAAAGGGACCAGCATGAGAATCCACGTCGGCATAAAGCAGAACGCGCGTGACGTAGAATGTGGCGATCACCGCGATGATATAGGCCAGGAGGATCATACAGCCTTCTTCAACTCAATGTGCTGTTTCAAAAAATCTGTTTGCTCGGTCGGGATCATAAAACGCAGCACTCTGGGCTTATACTTCAGAATTGCAGCAATCAGATCATACCCAATGCGATAAGTTTGCGAAACCTGAAACGCCTGAACTGTCCCGGCGTCTTCTATATCCATCGACGTGCGAAAAAAGACTTTGGCCGTTCTCCCGTCCGGCACATAAGTTTGGGATTTGAATGTCGTAAAAGTGAGCCGGTGGGAAGCAGGTTGCTGCTTCCCACCACATCTTGAACAGGATGCCATTACGGGCCTGTCACCACCACATCTTTTGTCACGACGACGGGGAAGCGCGACCCACGCCCCATCACGATCAGGCTCACCGTGTAGGTATCGGCAGCGCCGTAATCGTGAGTCGGGTCCTCGGTGATCCCCAGAGCGAGATCGTTGGCGTCGCCAAAATCCCAGGCGAACCAATCCACATCTCCCGTGATGGTCTGATCGAAGTCCGCTGTCCCATCCGTCCCGTCAGTCGCAGTGAAGTCGGCCACGATGTCGAGATTGTGGTCATACTCATAAGCGGCCTGATGAGGGACCATCGCATACAGCGAGTCCAGGTTGCGCATCGCCGCCAGAAACGTGTAGATCATTGCTGGCGTGACGGTACTGAGATCAACGGTGATATGGGCGTACAGGACAGTGATGGCTTGGCACATGGCGTAGTACACGTACAACGCCCCGTGTGCTTCGTGGAGCCGCTTGTTCAGCATGTCCGTGTCGTTCATCTCGTCATAGCTGATGTCGAACGCCACATCCAACACGCTCGTTACCCGGACGGGCATTTGCGAATTAGGACTAACAACGTTCGTCTCCAGATCAGTGACGCGAGTCAACGGACCAAACGGACCGGGAACAGCGGCTGCCACGCCATCAAATGTTGCATTGTCAATATCTGCCAGTGGCATGAATCATTCCTCCGCTATGAACCGTACAGGTCAGGTCGTTTCCGGGGCAGTCTCAGGATCAACCTCAGCGTCTTCCGGGCGAAGCTGCCGCAAACGCCGCGACAGCGCGTCCATCGTCGACTGAGGCATGTCGCCACGATCCAGAAGTGCCTGAATCAGATCGTCCGTCGCCACCTTCGTCAGATTAGCCTGAGCGACTGCACGTTCCAGGTCGATCTCCCGATCCCCACGCCGCACTGCCTCCTGCACCGCATGAGCGATCAGGGGACTGTCGGTGATTCCATCATGCGAGTGCTTGGCAGCATCCTGCCAGCGTGTCCGCAGACGAAGCTCCGGGATCGCCACCGCAGGCACATCAATCGACTCGCCAATTTCAGGCATATTGATGACCCTGCCGATGGTGGGGACAAAGATAGATACCGGGCGATTTTTGTCTTTTCGATCCAGAGAGTTCAGGCCGATATAGTAGACCGTCACCAGTTCACGCGGCTTCAGACGCTCCGCGTCCTTCGGTTTGATCCCAAACGGCTCGGCTCCTGGGTCCTTGTTTTGATTCAACTGTGGCAACATACGGTTTCTCCTGTGTACTACGTGGTAGACTGAGACCAGTCTACCACATAGCCCAGATCACGACAATCAGATTAAACAGGCGAGAGCAGGATGTTCCCGTGTCCGCCCTGCTGTCCGTTATAGGCGTAGAAGTCAGGACTGGTGAAGCTCCCGGCCTCATACTCCCCGTCTTCCAGGGTGTCCACCACCACGTTGTTGATGCGGGCCTGAAGCGGCTGCATGTAGGTCACAAGCCGCCCGGCCATCTCAACATAGTAGTAGAAGCATTTGTTGCTCTCGGTGATCCAACCCGCACGGGCCATCCCGCCCTGGATCGTGAACTTGTCTTCTTCCCCGTTGGTCGGGTACTCCAACTGGTTCCAGTCGATGTACTGCTGCTCCAGCAGCGTCATCCCTTCCACGCGCCGGGTCAGGATCATGATGTCGCCTGCGACCGCAGGACGCTCAGTTTCCTCCCCAACGTCGATGGTGACGTTCAGACCGCTGTTGAGATCGGTCAGCACCGGGATTGGCTCGTTGTCGATGTCCAGAGTCCCAAAGCCCACGCCGCCGCTCTTGACATCGCGCATTTCTGCCCGGAAGTCACGGTAGCTCATCTGACCCTCGAAACCGAAGCTGTTGGTGTAGCGCCACAGCGCACCCATCGCCACGAACTCGCTCAGGTTGTCCCACATCGTCGAAGGCATGTAAACCACCATGTCTCCGAAAGCGAGATTCCAGTTACGAGCCTTGATGCGGTTGCGCAGGCGGCGCACCAGATAGCGGATCGCCCGCAGGATGGTCGCCGGATCAGTGATCGGGCCGCCGTTGATAACCAGCGGGTCCGCCCAATGCGGCTGCCCAGGCCCATAGACACGTGACTGGACATACCCTGGGGTGATGACCTGATTGATGCCGTCCCACTCCATAACAGAGTTTGCGGCGTTTCCGAAGCGCAGGACGTAATCCAGATGTCCCATCGCCACCATCAGCGTGCGAGCCACCGCCCATTCACGATCATCCGACAGCGGCTGGCCGATCCCCGACCCGCGCAGCATAAAGGTGGGGTACTCTTCCGTATAGCGAATCCCACCGTCCGGGTACGGCTTCATCTTGGTGGTCGTCCACGAGAACGAGCCACCATCCATCTTGTACTGGAAGCCTGACCACGAGGTTGAAGGGCCGTAGCCGCATTCCTCAATGGACAGACCTGCCAGATATTCAGGATAGGTCTGCTGACCGTCGAAGCCTTCCGGTGCGACCCATTCCAGGTGAGCCACATGCGAGGTACGGGACTTCACCCCCCGCGACGGAATCCAGTTCAACAGCGGCCCACCAGAGTTGACCGCCATCGAGATCGGGTCGCCATCAATCAGCGAAAACGGCCCGTTGTCATACAACCAACCGGTCGTCGCGCGTGGCGCATCGTTGTTGGGCATGGCGTCTTTCATGAGGCGCATGACCGAATCGGTCGCTACCGGATCGACGCCAGCTTTGACAAGGCTCTGGTAAACCAGAGGCCCCATTGACTGCTCAAAACTGCTTGCCATTATCAGCCTCCAGGTGCGTTGTCTGGGATGCTCGACTTGAATACCCTGGGCTTGGTTCCGTTCGTCCCCGCGATCTTCTTCAGGGGATCGTCTTCTTCATCATCCAGTTCCAGGTCGAGTTCCAGCTTCGATTTGCGAGTTTGAGTCTTGAGAACCGCTTGGTTGCGTTCCTCAAGCTCTGTGACAACAAACTCCGCGAACTTCATCAACGCCTTGCTTTGCTTGATCTGGCCGGTTTTGAGGTTCCCAACCGCAGCCGAAATCATGCGCATGACATCCTGAAGATTCATCGCATTGTTGTCACCGTTTCCATCTGGCGGCGCGAGGACTCCGTCGATACGCAGCATGACCTCCGCCCAGGCTTTCATCTGATTGATGAGCGGCAGGGCGGCATGGATGTCCGCTACCTGCTGCGCCAGGGATTTCATGTCCACGTTTCCTTCGGCGTCGACCGCTGGCGTCGAGTCTGCCTCCGGGGTGATCTCTTCCGGTGTATCTGCCGTCTTATTCAGCAATGCATCCATCGCTGCTTCGACATCTTCACCTTCAGATGATTCCCCTGCCTCGGCATCGGACGCCCCCGCAGTAGCCGTTCCATTGGCTGCCGCTTTGAGACGTGCCTCGATGTCGGGGAGGTCCAGACCAACTGACTTAGCGACCGCGTACACCTTACCGAGCGTGTCCGGGCCTGCCGGAGTGGGTGTCAACGAGATTTCACTCTCGATCCACCGAGAAATATATCCCGTATCCGGGTTGACCATCTTTGTGCCGATGTAGCACTGTGTCGAAGTCCCCAGAAGCCCTTGCTCCTGAAGCTTCACGATCATGTCGTGGTACTTGTGTGAGCGGTCAAGCTCAACATCGTACCAACGCCCCGCTTCGTCCGCTCCTGCGAATTTAGCAGTGCCGACGATCATCAGATCAGTCGGATCGGCTTCTTCATTCAACAGGAAGTTCAAGTGATGGTCGTACATCAGATACTTGGTCGTTACCTGGAATTTGTCTCCAAAATCCGTTTTGGCATCGAACCATTCCCCATGCACGTCCTTATGCCCATCGCCACCGAAGGGGGTGGACAAGAGCTTGAAGCGTGTCACGCCATCATCACTTGCGACCTTACGAACACTGTCGGGGCCGAAAAACTTGAACAGCGTGTTTTTCATTAGCCTCCCTCGCTTGTTCTGATGATCTGCTCGATCTTGGTTTCCCGCAGCGCCCAGGCCCGATAATGGACACGCTCCAGATAACCACATGCAACTAGCTTACGAATGTGTTTCGCGGCAGCTTGGGGGGAACACCCATAAGCTTCGGCAAGCTCTAAACGGGTACACCCTTTATCCCATTTCACGAGGAGGTCATACGCCAGCAGTAAAAATTGGATCGTTTTGCAGGGTATGTCCTCAATGACCATCGCCGCATGGAGGCGCAACAGATCAGGTCTGGACATCAATTCGTTCAACGTCATCGACCACTTCCATTACGACTTCATCAATGACAAGCTGCTCGATCTCGTTCAACGGTTCGCCCGCCAGACATTTCGTCGCGGCAACCCCGATCAACGCGCCCTCGAACAGATACTGCTCCCCGGCCCAGGTCTCTATCGTCTTCTGATGGCGGGGGAATACACGACGAAAAGTATTCTGATTCTGCACACTGGCTGCGTCTACGGCCAGTTCATAAGCTTCCTCAGCAGAAATCTTTTGTCGTTTGGCGCTAAGTTCCTTCTCGGCCTGCATTTCAGCCTGAAGCGTTTTCTCGATGGAGAAAGTTTTGACTCGCCGGTCGATCACATGGCCTTCGCCATCCATCGTGATCTCATCGTAATCCAGAAAATAATGCATCTTACCGGGATCACGAGCTTTGAACAGCGTCTTCACCGCGTTATCAAACGCAGTCGGATCGGCTTCTCCATCCTGCGTCTGCTCATCCGCCTGATTGGTTTGCTGGTCAGAATCCTGGACAATCTGCTGCGGAGCCGCCTTGATAAGCTCCAGGTCATTCGGCAGTGCCCGCAGGAACTGCATCCAGGCCAGATAGGATTTCATCTCAATCGTGGCCCCAAACACTGAAGCGATCTTCTCCAGCGCCTCGGCAGTGTTCTTCAGAATTTCCGCATTATCTTTCGCCGAGGAGCTATCCACTTCTTCAATAAACCCAAAACGTGTGCGGCGCGAGGCCGAAGAAAACTGATCCATGATCCCGCCCACACGATTGTACAGGCGCTGCTCGGATCGCACAAAGGAGGCCGGACCCTTCAACTGCTGGCGCTGCTCCTGAACGACTTCCAGGGCACGGTTGGTCGTGCGTTCATTGTTCCAGAAATTACGCAATGCGAGACCGAGATTGGCCGCGATCTCATTCACATACATGAACGTGAACTCTTCTTCCTTGAAGTTCTCCGGTATTTTCGATAGACCCAGGGTGGCAATCATATCCTGAACACTTTTACCCATCGGATTGTTGACTTCCACTACCGGGATACCGAGTTCGGAGGCATCTCCACCTGTCCACAACGCGATCTGGATGGTGATCGCTTCTGAAATGGCGTTTTTCAGGGAAGGGTTAGAGACAAAGATAATGTCGCGGATTTTGCGGCCATCGAGAGAGGCTGAATTATGTTCCCGCAGCAGCCAGGACAGGGCTGCGGTAGGCAGGATCGGGAAGATCGGAGAGATAAATCCGTTGGAACCAAAAGGCACAGGATGCCCTAATGTCACGTCCTCAAAAGACATCTCTCTGGTTTTGTTGTAGAGCCAGACTTTTTCACGAGGACGCACAGGTGTCGTTACATTACGGTCTCGCTCCCAATCCAGATAGCAGGGATCGAGATATTCCAGGACCCGCTGGCGACCTTTCTTGGGGGAATAATAAGCGGTGCGTCCGACAATGAGATAATCCATGACGCGCCGCTTGAGAAACTGCTCGAAGCCCAGATCGACAAAGCCGGTGGCCGGGTCCTGGGTCTGCGCCAGATTGAAGTATTCTACGGCCTGGGAGACACTGCGGGGTTTGCCTGAGACCATCCACTCACGACTGGCTGAGATGGACTGGAAAGTCGTCACCGCGCCGGGCAGGATGGGAAGTTCCCAGAATCCTTTCTGTCGCAGCGACCGCCCCATCTTCAGCATCTGCTTGTCATTAAAACGCCGGTAGATACCATTGGGCAGCAGGAAAGCGGTCCCCATCACCTTATCAATATGTTGAGCCGCCGCTTGGTAGGCGCGCTCAAATCGCTCGTCATAGACGATGCTGACTTCGGGTTGGGTACTGACTTCATCCGCCATTAGACAGGCGTTCCTCTAACTGTCGAATCTTGGTGGTGTTCTCGGCGACCTGGGTCTGAAATTGCTCTTTCTCTTCCATGCATTTCAGATTGCGGGTGTCCAATTCAAGGATGCGCTGCTTATATTCTTGCTCTCGCGTCTCATAGCCATCAATCATCCGAGCATAGAGTTTGTGAGAAGCGATTTCAGCTTCTTTCCGAGCTTCTTCTATCGCCTCAGCTTTAAGCCGCACCCATTTGCGATCCTCGATGTCCTGATCGTCTTCATCCTCCGCTTTCCTTATCCGGTACAGAATGAACAGAGTCATTACGATGACCACTGCCACCAGAACGAAGAGACCCGGCCCCACGTCCCGTACCGTTTCCAGAAGCTTCGGGTCGATCACCTGGGCTGCGTACATAGGCATGTCCAATGGCATAAACCAGCGTCGCTAGAAAGATAAACCCCCAACAAGAGACGGCGATCCGGTTAGGAATGAACTGCCCCGACGCCAGAGACACCCAGATAACGGTGAACCCATAAATACTCAAGGGGAACGTGAGCAAAAAAATTTCAAATCCGTTCCATCGACGAAACAGGACAAGAATCCCCATAATGACTGCCAGCGCCCCGACCATCTCTGTCGAAAGATGATGATCCCACAGTAGCATAAAAAGTGTTGCACTCTCGACAGGTGGTTCGATCAAAAGCGCCGACCCGAAGAAAACCATAAAAATGCCCAGGGCATTTGGATAGGTTATGAGCTTCGAGTCGTAACGCCAAAGTAAAATATCCCGAACCAGTCGCATATATCTGACACCAGTGTACAACGGATTAAGACCCGTGTAGTCATGAGTTACGATTTTGAGTATAGAGGTAACGTGAAGGACTGTCAAGAACAGCACAATCGCTAACACACTAAATTCACGCTAAAATATTAAAAACACGACACATGGAGACTTCTCATGGCTTCTCGGTCAATTACCGCACGAATTGTTCGACGTTTTCAGGCAAATCGACTCTTCGGAAATGCCCAGATCAATCCTCAAGATGCCGATAAATCCTATTTTGCCTCCATCCCTATCCTGGACGAAGAAGGTGTCGAACGCGATTTCGAGGCCCCTCTCGTCGCCACCATTCCGTATGATACTAATCTGGTCAGTTCTCAACAGGATTCCTTTGGTCGCAGCCGTGTCGCTCTACCCGATACTCTCTTCGATTCTAAATTACTCTATGATGCTCAACCTCTTTTCTGGACACAAGCTACCCCCGCAGGAACTGCCGCAACCCACAGCGCTAATCGCGCCTCCATGACTCTGAGTATCAACGCGGAGATCACAGGCACAGTAGTCCACCAGACCCGACAGCGTTTCAACTATCAATCCGGGAAATCCATGCTTATCAATATGACTGGAGTCATTGGGCCAAACATCGCAGGTGTCACCAAACAATGGGGGTATTTTGATGACCACAACGGCCTGTACTTTCAGATGGATGAAGATGGAATTATCTCCGTAGGCCAGCGTAGCTATGTATCTGGAGCGGTTGTCAACACAGAATACACCCAGGCATTATGGAACCTGGACACTCTCGACGGGCATGGTCTAAGTGGAGAAATCCTCGACCTCACCAAAGCGCAAATCTTTGTCATTGATTTTGAATGGCTTGGCACAGGAATTGTCCGCTTTGGGATTGATCTGGATGGTGAGATTCTTTATTTCCATAAAATACATCATGCCAATCTCATCACCAGCGTCTATATGTCTACCCCTAATCTTCCCATCCGCTACGAGATGTCCGGTAACGGAGCCAACGAAGCTGCCACCCTGGAGGCAATCTGCGCCACAGTCATTTCTGAAGGCGGATCACCATCTCTAGGGGGCAGTTTCTCCGCAGATCGCCATCTCACAGTCATCACTGCCAGCGCTGGCAATGGACAGAATGCCTTACCCATTCTGTCGCTGCGACTTAACAGTAACCACCCAGGCGTGACAATTGAACTGGATGTGATAGAAATAGTTTCGCCAACAGATGGTGATTTCCATTGGGAGTTGAGATTTAACCCGACTATCGCCGGTACAGATCATGTGTCCTGGCAGACGCTCACCGGAAGCGCGGTAGAATATGATGTCTCCCGTGACCCCACCAATCTTGTCTCTGGTGGCGTATTGCTGGCTTCCGGCTATTCCACCAATACCAATAACGCCGGTGGCAAGATCAATCTGCAAAAAAGAATCCGGCCCACGCTTGGGTTCAGCGCGGCGGGGGTGGCCGATCAAATTGTCCTGGTTGGTTATGGATTAGCCACCGCTGCCATCTCTTATCTTGGCGGCATAAGCTGACGTGAATCGGTCTAACGAAGCTGACGTTTGAGCTTGTTAACATACGTCAAAGAGACCTCGACCGGGCATTGCTCCAGAATCTGTTTAGCCGTCAGGTCGAGCCGATTACGATCCACAAGAAGCCATGTCCGCAGCATGTCAGTCGGGGTACTTTCAGACGGAACCTCGACTGGCGCGGTCGGTGGAGTAGGATCAGACAGCGCCGGTCGAGCAGGCAAAGGCAGGATACCAGCTAATTCGACGATGGCGCTGGCAAGCTGCCGGATGTCTCCTGCGTTGATTCCCCCGCCCCCTGATCGAAAAAATCTTCGATAGCCTCGATGTCATCCATGCGGCGCATATTGACGCGCTCACGCGCAGCCAGATAGCGCTCCACTTCAGGCGACCACTGAAAGTCCAGGCGCTCCCCGGTCTGCGGGTCCTTGAGGCGCGGCACGATGTTCGTCCGGTAATATTCCACAAGGCGCTGACTGAAGAAGGCCCGGTAGCTGTTGATCCCGTCATCCAGGTCAAAAGTCTCCGGGTTCTGCCGCCACTCACGCCAGTTATGGACATCGACGTAGAAAAGCTCCAGCGCCTCCTGCCGGGCGGCATCCAGCTTGAGAAACAGATTGGCAAAATGATCGCCCAGGAAGATCACCAGCAGCGGCACAAGGATGCCCACGATCCATCCCATCGCGTAGAAAAAGGCTTGATTCGGATCGTTGTAATTTTTGTAAGTCAGCGCGTAGACATTCTCAATGATCGCCAGGGCAGCGCACAGCACCGCTACAATAAAATCCAGCCGCAGATAACGTTCGACGAACTTCAGTTCCCGTCCCAGGAGTTGTTCGCGCCGGATGTTGGCCTTCGCGTTGCGGATGGCGAACCCCAGGCTGCCGCTTTCTGCCATCACCAGTAAGCCGATCTGCGTAATAAGAGCCACTGTCACCAAGTCAAACCAGATCGGCTGAATGGCAGTTGTGCCTTCCAGCAGTTGAGGCGGACGCGGCTCGTAGGATGATGCGACCAGATGCCCGCCGAAGATGAAAATATGGGCCACCGAGAGGATCAGCAGCGACAGCAGGAACACCACCAGCAGATAATCCAGCGGCTCCATCAGGTTGCGCAGGCTGATCCGGGTCAGATAACTCTTCAGTTCCGGTTCCGGGCCAATACGCCCCAGAACATCCTGGATGGCTGTTTCCCGGATACGCGCAATCTGATCCATAGTCAAAGGTTTGAGCTTGCGAAGCTCTGAAAGAATCTCGTCACGATCCATGCCGTAGACCTCCATGTGAAATAGCCTCTACAATATAGCAGAGAACGGTTTGTGTGTCAATTAACCGCCTGCCAAAAAGAGGATTATAATCTAGTCATCGTATCTGTGGAGGACCTACCCATGAGTTTCCTGCCTGACAGAGATTCTATCCGTGCCCATCGCCAGCACCAGAAGATGCTGATGAGCCTGCCCAACGTCATCGGCGTCGGGATCGGCCAGAAGCATGAAGGTGACGAGTATCCCGTGCTGGTTGTGCTGGTCCAGAATAAGGTCTCCAGCTATGACCTCAAAAGCCACGAAATCGTTCCTCAGATTCTATCCGGGCTGGAGACCGATGTCGTCGAGATCGGCAGGGTTACGCGCCGTCTCGATCCCACCAAGCGTTTCCGTCCGATCCCCTGTGGCGTATCCATCGGCCACTACCTCATCACTGCCGGGACCTTCGGCGCGCGAGTCTGGGACGCCAAAACTGGCAAAACTCTCATGTTGTCCAACAACCACGTTTTCGCCGATGAAAACGCCGCCGCGTTGGACGATGCCATCTTGCAGCCCGGCCCTTACGACGGCGGCAGCAACCCTGCGGACAAGGTAGCTACACTGGAGCGCTACATGCGCATCGGCTTCGATGGTTCCCCGGATGGGCCACTGCTCATTGCCCCGGAACCCGCGCCTGACCCAACGCCCGATCCTACGCCTACTCCGAACGGCTGTCTGCCAGTCGGGTCACAACGTCTGATCGCCGCAGGCCGCGCCCTCCAGGGCAAACCCTACGCCCTGGCGACGACCTGGAGCAATCTGGTCGACGCAGCAGTAGCCGCCCCGGTCAACCCGGACGACATCACCGGAGAAATCCCCACCATCGGGTTTGTATCAGGCACGAAAGAGGCCACCATCGGCCAGCACGTGCGCAAGTTCGGGCGCACCACCAGCTATACCGAAGGGACGATCATCGCAGTCAACGCCACCATCAAGGTCGGTTATGGCGGCAACAACGTCGCCACCTTTATCAATCAACTGATCTCAGGCGCGGGAATGAGCGCCCCTGGAGACAGCGGCTCTCTGCTGGTCGATGGCGATTCACAAAAAGCTGTTGGCTTGCTATTCGCGGGGAGTGACAATTCGACCATTTTCAACCCAATCGACGTGGTTTGCCAGCAGTTGGGCGTGTCTATATAACGCCTCTGGGCTTGATAATCGTCACGGTCGCCTCCAGCGTGGTCATCCCCAGAAACTGGAACAGCAGGCCCATCGGGTCGAGCGTATCGTCGTGGGCGTGTTTGGGGAAGTTCATCCACTCGGACACCAGTTCGTCAAAGTCCTGCATGTTCTGATTAATGAACAGGCGGCCCAATTTGGCGTAATCCGAAACCAGCGTGGCGCGGTGCATCTTATCTCCCTGGGGGGTGAAGGGGATTACAGGTAATTCCGGGCGGCGTCGCAGAATCATCTGTGCGATAGCCGCCTGGAAGCCAATGTTTTCGATAATAATTCCACTCAGCTTCTCAAAGGTCGTCAGACAGCGATCTGCCAACTGAATCGCCACTGCTGCCTGATCCTCCACTTCAGCCTTGAAGCGCACCATATCCAGCAGGTAGGCGTTGTGGTGGATGTCGATCCCCACGATCTGAAAAACCGTCCAGTCCGCGCTGGTTCTGAGTGAAATGGCGGTATCTGTCGTGATGTAGATTTCACGGATTTCGTCACGCGGCAGCGGCTCCGGCAGCCCATGCTTGAGATGATGCATCTGGAACAACGCAGCGGTCGACGCCGAGGCATCGTTGAGATATTGCAGCCGGAAGAGAACATCGTTATTCATCTCGTCACGGCGACGATAAAGCTTTTTCAACGGCCAGTATTCGGGCCAGTAGGAATATTCAATGCCGTTGCGTTTGAGTATGGCCGAGATCACGATAGAGAACCACGCCGGGTTCTTGGTCAGGCGCTCCGGCCAGTCGTCCAGCATCCAGCGCGTGCCAATGTTGATGGCTTTCGCCTCATCCTTGAGAAAAGGAATCAGGGTCTGCATAACGTACTGCGCGATCTTGTCCTGTAGCTCCGGTTTGAGCCAATCCTCGGAAATGATGTCGTCCAGCAGCATAATGCCGCTGATACGATTACCAATAATGGCCGAGCCTACCCCGGCAGCCCGCAGGGTATGGCCTTTGGGGTCGCCCTTGCGGGTGACAATCGAGCGCCAGGACCCGTAGTCCAGGCCGCCCTGATCGGACCAGACCGAGAACTCGGTAGAGGTCTCCGGGCGTTTGGAATCAATGTAGACATACGGGAACACATTCTTATAGCGTGTGTCGATGTCGATCATATCCTTGATCGCCCGCAAACGATCTTTGGCGATAGTCGACGATTCTGACACGATCATGTGGGTCAGCAGCGGAGCCTTGCCCATCACCCAGGCCATCGCGCCCATCATGATCGTGGTTTTGGCACTGTCACGCGGCGCGATAAAGTTCAGCCGGTTGCGCTCCGGGTGAAACACATTGGCTAACCACATCTTGTGATGGCGCGCCGGGGCTTTCTCGGTGACGTACTCAATGAAAAAGGCCGGGTCGTCCCTGGCCTTTTCGATCCAATATTTCTCAGCCCGTCGAACAGAGACAAAGCGCTTCTCGCGCGGTTTGCCGGTCAGCGGGTCAAGTAGCGACGACGGCGGCGTCTTTTCTGCGGTAGGACTGATTTGAGATAACGATACTACGTCCTGCCGGGTCGATGGTCTGCGGGGCATAAACTTCCTCACTGAATTGTACAAAGGCGCGTGAAAGCTGATCGAGTGCCTTGCGCATGGTCTCGCCCAGGTCTACGAACTCCGGTGGAACACGCCAGACCGTCACCGGAAGGATGCGCTTCTGATAACGCTGTGAACCAATCTTAATCGTCGTCGATTGGAGTATAAGGTCTCTTGGCAAGGCGATGTTTGAGACTTTGTAGCATGGTTCGCCTTTTTTGAGG